TGAACAAATATATAAATATTTATAATCTATTGCTATTTAATATCGATCCATCTATTGTACCTGCAACATTAACAACTGTTCCTATTGTACCCGCTGCAACAACGCCACCTATTCTACCTACCGCAACAACAACTGCACCTATTCTACCTACTAGAACTACGACAGACGTTCCAGTGATATCAAGATCCATGGAAATATCTCCAACAACTACACAAATTATTCCACGGACATCGAGATCCATGGAAATATCTCAAACAAATACACAAGATATTCGACCGATATCAAAATCAATGGAAATATCGCCTGATATACCTAGAAGAACAGTTGGAGGCAGTAGTTCAATAAAAAAAATATTGAAAAAATATAATTAATAATATTCATCGTCTTCGTCGATTTCTTCATAATCATCATAATCATTTACATAATATTCATCTTCATAATATTCATTGTCATAATCGTCATCAATAATAACATTATTTCTTTCTTCTTCTTCCTCTAAATAATATTTTTTATCTAATTCATCATAATCAATAACTGGTTTTGGTGGATTAGGAGTAGTAATAAATCTGTAATGTTCTCTTACATCATCATCATCATCATCGTCATCGTCATCGAACTCAATAATTGTTTTATTTTCTTTTGGTAGAAAAGGTTTTGCTAAATAATCATCTTTGTAATTATTTAAATAATAGTAATAATAATCATATTTATTTGCATGTTTATTATTAACATAATTATTAATGAGAAATTTCATTCGATGATTTAAAATATTATCTTTTAAATCTTTTTGTGTTAATATGAATGAAGAATAACAATCGAAATAATCAGAAATATCATTATTTTTAATAGTATATAAATAACGAAAGAAATCGAAAAGCATTTTTAATTATATTAAAATAAATATATAAATTTAAATCATTTTTTTAATTATTCCATTGATAATTTCTTGTGTTTTTTCGATATCAACGTCTTTACTATGCTTATAATAGATATAAACGTTGTTATTCTTAATAATTAATGATATTCTATTATTAATTTTAAATTCTTGTATTTTATATTCAACTTTATTATCTATATCATTCGTACATGCAAATGAATGCGTTTGCATTTTCATTTCATTAAATGATAATCCATAAAAATTATCATCTGTAATCATTGCATTTTCTAATTTTCTTAAATATACGAATTGACTATCATTACTAAGATCATAAATATATGATAAATTATTTCTATTATAATAAACTAATGTTGTTTCTTTTGTTGTTTTAAATTTAGTTCTAATTTTATTCAATAAACCATCATTAATATAAATATCTATTTTACTTAAAACGGAATTATCTACGTTGGATTTTAATTTATTCATTAAATATATTTCAATCACATTCGTATTTTCCGTTAAAAGTTTGGAAATATCTATCATTTAATAATTGAAAGATAATTAATATTATCATTTTTTATTTTTATATAAATATATATAAATGTCTAAATTAGATATTAAAATCATATTAGATGATTATATTGATATGATTTATATATATGAAGTAATTTGCAATGAAACATATAATTATTATTATAATTTAAAATTTTTATTCGAATTCCCCATCATATTCATCAATGTCTTTATGACAATCATTAATTCAACAATTACAGATATTTATATAATTAAGAATTCTAATATTTTTTTAAATGTTATGACGATGTTATTAGTATCTTTAAGTAATTATTTAAAAATTAATGAAAAATGTGAAATATTAAAGTTAAATAGAGATAAATTTATTAAACTTTATAATCTTATTGAAAAGAGCAAATATACCGATGATATTACTGTTGATTTTATAGATAATGTAATAAATAATTATGATAATATCATTGATAATATTGGTTTCACATTTCCAACTTTCATATTAAAAAAGATTAGAGAACGTTATGCACAAAAGAAAACATTGCCTTTATTTATAAATGGCATTAAAAAGATAGATAAATATCGTCATGAAAATGGAATAATAACACCATTAATCGCGCCAATGGATGACAATAATAATAATTTAATTCCAATAAAAATTGAGTTATAAATATAAATTAATAATATATAATAGGAAATAAGTATGTACGAGGATTTATTTATTGATGACAAATATTTAAAATTAAAAGCGAAAGAGATTGTTGCAATACTTATAAATATGGATAAATATTATCATGAAGACGGTAATCCGGTAATTCCTGATAGTCATTATGATTTATTGAAAGATCATTTACGAAAAATATCGCCAAAAAATGCATATTTTAAGCAAGTAGGCTTTAAACCTCAAGATAATATGAAAGTGAAATTACCATATTATTTAGGTAGTCAAGATAAAATTAAATATGAAGATGTTAAAGAATTGAATAAATGGTTCTCGAAATATAATAAACCAAAAGAATATTGTATTTCTGAAAAATTAGATGGCATTTCATGTTTAATTGTCAACAATTCTAAAGGTGAATGTAAAATTTATACAAGAGGCGATGGATATAATGGAACCGATATATCTCATATCCGAAACTATTTACCATCCATTCCAAGTAAAATACCGAAAGAATTGGCAGTAAGAGGCGAATTAGTATTATCTAAGAAAAATTGGGAAAAAATTAAAGATAAAGGTGTTAATCCTCGCAATCTTGTCGCTGGTATTATCAATAGAAAAACGATTGACAAAAAAATATTATCGTTAATCGATTTCGTCGCATATGAACTTTTAAGTGAAGAAATGAGTGCTCATAGTTCGCGGAAATTTATTGAAAATCTAGGTTTTAAAATAGTTCAACATGATCTCATTAAAAATACCCTCACAAATGACGAATTACTCGATTATCTAAAACTCTTTAAATCCAAAAGTAATTATGAAATAGATGGTATCGTTATAACACATAATAAATATTATAAATTAAAAGAAGGTAAAAATCCAGAATATTCATTTGCCTTTAAATCGAATTTACTTTTAGAAGAGGCAGAAGTTATTGTAAATGATGTTGAATGGAATATATCAAAAGATAAATATTTAAAGCCGATTGTTAAATTCACTCAAGTAAATATTAATGGTGTTTCAATAAAACAAGCAACTGGTTTCAATGCAGATTTCATTGTTAAAAATAAGATCGGTGTCGGTTCAATCATTAAAATCCAACGATCTGGTGATGTTATACCACATATTATTGCTGTTTTAAAACCATCTGATAATAATGAACCATTGATGCCAAAAATGCCGTATAAATGGAATAAAACGAAAATAGATATTATTGTCGATAGTGATGAAAAAAATAGAGAGCAGGATATTAAAGCATTCACTTTCTTTATGAAATCATTGCAAATCAAAGGCGTAAGTGAAGGAATTATTGCGAAATTATATGATAATTCCTATGATACCATTAAAAAAATTATTAATATTAAAAAAGAAGATCTACTTAATATCAATGGATTTAAAGACAAAAGTGCAGATAATATAATAAATGCTCTAAGTGTTATTAAAACAAAACAATGTATCGATATAATGATTGCCTCCAATATAATTGGTAGAGGTTTAGGCGAAAGAAAGTTATTACCAATTTTAGATAAATATCCATTCATATGCAATGATAAAACAAAGGCATTAAAATTAACGGTAGATGATATTAAAACCGTAGATGGTATTGGTGATGTATTAGCAATTCAATTCATAGAAAATTTACAGAATTTTTACGATTTTTATGAAGAAATTGGAATGAAAATGAAAGTGAATAAAGATACTGTAAAGAAACAAAAAGTAAATATCAATAAGAATTTCGAAAATAAACATTTCTGTTTTAGTGGATTTAGAAATAAAACGTTCGAAGATTATATTAAAACGAATAATGGTTTTGTCGATGACACCATTAAATCAACTACAAATTATCTTATTGTCAAAGATAAAACAAAAATAACGAATAAAATTAAAACTGCCATCGAAAAAGGAATTATATTATTATCTATGGAAGAATTCGAAGCACTTATGGTCTAATTATAATATTTATTATAAATATATGAGCTGTTTCATTATTTTACCTAATCAACTTTTCGAAAATGTTGATTTATTAAAAGGATTTAAGGACATTTTTTTAATAGAAGAACCGCATTATTTTTCTGGTGATATAAAACCGAATAAAATAAAAATCGCATATATGCGTGCGTGTATGTTATTTTATTACGATTATTTAAAAGAAAATGGAATTAATGTAATTTATAAATCATATGATAATAATTATAATTTTCTAAAAAAATTTAGTAAAATAGTTTTATATGAAATAACTGATCATAAATTAAAAGCCAAATATAAATCATTGGGTTTAAATATCAATGAAATGGAAACTCCTATGTTTTTAATGAAATTGACGGATCTAAATGCGTACAATAGAGATAATCCAACACATGCAAGTTTTTATACAATGACAAAAGAAAAATTGGGGATACTTAAAGATGTTAAAAATCAAGATGTTTATAATAGAAAAAATCCTAAAATTAATGTTAGTGTTGATGATACTATTAATTATATTTTTGCAGATACTATAAATTATTATAAAAATGGAATTGCTTATGCAAATGATAGTATTCTTTTTAAAGATCATATCGGATTTGCAACATTAGAAACATTAAAAATATATCCAATTACTTTTCGAGATGCATATAAAGCTTTTCAATATTTTCTTACAAATAATTTTATAAATTTTGGTAATTTTGAAGATGTTATTCAAGAAACGAATCCATTTATATATCATGCAATCATTAGCCCAATGCTTAATATTGGACTATTAAATCCTATGAAATTATTAAAAATCCTTGAAAGTTATAAACATAAAATCAATCTAAGTTCGTATGAAGGTTTCGTAAGACAAATCATAGGTTGGCGTGAATATATGCGATATTTATATTTATATAAATATGATATTTTAATTACTAGTAATAAGCATAAAAATTATAAAAAACTTAATCGAAGTTGGTATACCGCAACTACTGGCATTTTAATAATAGATAGTGAAATAAAAAAAGCAATCAAATATGGTTATGCACATCATATTGTTAGATTAATGGTTTTTTTAAATTTCCTTATATTAAATGAAATTAATCCAGATGATATTTATAAATGGTTTATGGAAGTCATAAGTATTGACGCATATGATTGGGTTATGGTGCCGAATATTTATAGTATGGGTGGTTTCAGTTCGATTGGTATGAAAAGACCCTATTTATCATCATCGAATTATATACTCAAGATGTCGAATTATAAAAAGAATGGATCATGGAATTTATTATGGGACGATAAATTTCGATCTTTCGTAAAATCTAGAAATATTAATTTTTATCTAAGAAGTATTAAATAAAATGTAAAGATTTAATATTATAAAAATAAAAAAATGATAATCAATATTTAATTATTATCGCCAATGACCAGCTTAGCAGAGTTGAACAAAATGAATGAGACGCGCAATTATCTTATTGATATCCGCAATAATTATAAAACTTATACATTATATCAGATCGTTAATAAGATCGACGACCGTTATGATGATATTCAAAAACTTGCAAATAGGAATATAATGATTTCTGAAAAATTCAATGAAGCGTATTCCATCGCCTATAATGAATTGATTTATGGATCAGACCATTATGATTATATGTATGTTATGGGCACATTTATGGCAATCATCACAACTATCATCGACTATAATGATTTTTAATTTTTGTAATACAAAAAAAGACCAAAAATTGATCTTTTTTGTTGATATTCTATTTTACATCAACCTGTCCAAACGCATCTCCCAAGAAACAATGACATCTTCAACATACATATGCGGAAAATCGAAATCGTCGCCCATTTCATTCGAATAATCCACAGTTTGCTTGCTGGAAACACCGAAAATCTCCTCGTCATCATACAAATCTCCGTTTCCTGAAATATGCATTTGTGCAAATAATTGTTCTTAAATGAATTTCATTTTTTTTAAATAATTGTTTCAAAATAATACATTTTTATATATTATAAATGAATTATTTAAATTTTTTGTATGCGAGTATATTATTCTTTATTTTGGATTTCATTTGGATATATTCCAATCTCGATTTTTATCTCAATTTAGTCTTGAAAATACAAAATGAACCATTTGTGATAAAAATACCTACAGTGATTATTGCATATATATTTATAATGACCACTTTATATTTTTGTATAAGATTTATAGAACTTGAGGTTAAAAATAAAGATTATCTTAAAATCTTTCTATATAGCGCATTGTTTGGTTTAAGTGTATATGGTGTATTTAGTTTTACAACATGTGCAATGTTTAAAAATTATAGTTATTATAATGCTATACTCGATTCGATATGGGCAGTGGTATTATATTCTACATCAAGCTTATTATATTTTTATTTATAGATAACATATTTTTACAATCATTCCATCCATAATTAAATAATTTATTGGACATTTTTTTATCTAAATATAAATAATCATTATAATTAAATGTGCGATTTGCCATGTTTCTTTTTATATTTATAGAGTTTTCACAATCGAAATGATGTATATTTTTAAATATTCCGCCATCTATATAATTCGCATTTTTATATTTCTTCGCAAATGTTTTGCCACATATGAAAGGAATATAGGAACTACAACTACAAAAATCTAATAATTCTTCTAAATTTGCAAATTTATCTATTTTTTCATTTTTAATTTTTAATTTTTCTATTTTCGATACAACAATTGATATCGGAACATTTTCTATATCAATATTATTATATTCTTTCATAATATTCGTTTTCACTATATTTTGAAATTCTTCTAAATTTTTATGGAATTTTACGACATAATTATCGTTTCCGATTATCTTATTCCAAATATAATCATGATCTGATAAATCTTTTTCTAAATAATAAATAACAGACGCATAAGAACCGCCTGATATTCCTGTGAGATGATAATGATTTATTGACAAATTTTTCTTTATATATCCTAATGCACCAATACTATATGGTATCAATAATCCTGTCGTATCTACATTTATATTTATTAAACAAAATGATTGAATAATCAACGTATTTAATAATATTATTAAATATAAAAAATTCATTTCATACTACTATAGATTGCGAAATCATTTTTATTACATTCAATGCTTGTTCCTTGACAATATTATCTTCTTCTTCCGTATTTCCGTAAATAATCTGTTCACTAATTTCATTATATACTTGTGTAAATTGAATATAAACATTTGCATTCACATGTGGATGTATTTCTGTGATCAATGGATATAAATGATATTTAACTCCAATTAGTGTATAATTGTCATATCGATTGATAATATTATTCAATTTTGCGTTGACTGCTTTCGAAGACATGAAATTAAATTTTAATTTAATAAATCATTTTTTCTATTTATTCGTTAAAAAAAATAAAATTTATATAAATCCTATCCATTCCTCTATTATCTTATCATCATACCCTCGTTCTCGCAATTCATTCATGACTAATTGTTTGTGTTTTTCTATTGTATAATCGTTCCTTAAATCCAATTCATTTTTAATGAGAATTATAATATTGCCGATTTGTTGATTATCACTAATTTTTATTTCAACTAAATCATTGAAACCATTCAAGGAATTCAATAATCTCGTTAAACGACCCGTGAAACATTTACATTCGGCTTCTAAAATTTCATTATTTAAAATCTTTTTAATTTCATCTTTATTTTTATTTTCTTCTATAAGTTCCCATACATACAATAATAGTTCTTTGAAAGTAATAAATAGGACACTATGATAATCTGGATTATTGGAATATTCGATTAATAGTTCTTTTGTTTTGGATGTTAAAATATCATCTGCAAGTATCTCATTTATAATAAGAGCTTCGGTTGTTTTCAATGGATTAGTCATAATTCTAGAAATACTTGTCATAATTGATTGTTGAATAGAATGATTATGAATATTTTGCCCATCATTATAAAGTTCAAGTTCTATTGTATTCATGCGCTTATTTAAAAATCGCACGACTTGTAGAGGAATAAATTCAATTTGATTGTTTTGATATATGAATAAATTAAGCTTAATACAATTGATTATACCGATAGGAATAGATTTAAGTTTATTGTGATCGATATAAAATTCAACTAACTCAATACTATTTTTTATTTCTGTTGGTATTTCACAGATTTGATTTTTGGAAAATTTAATACTTTTTATGTGTGGCAAACTGAAGATTTCGTTCGGTATTTTTTTAATTTTATTATTTGAAAAATCTACGTATTTTAATTTTAGTGAATTTAATATTTCATCGGGAACAATTTCAATTTTATTATTTGATAAATTTAAATATTCTAAATTCAATAATTGAATATTTAATTTTTGAATACAATTAAAATCTAAATATAGAATAGTTAAATTTGTTAATTTACTAATTTCATCACTTATTTTACTGATTTTATTATTTGATAAATATAATTTCTTTAGATTTGTTAATTTTCCAACTTCTTTTGGTAATTCCTTTATAGAATTATCATTCAACGTCAATTCTTCTAAATTAGTTAAATTTTCAATTTTATTTGGTATTTCTTTTATCTCATTCTCAGATAAATACAATAACGTTAATTGTGTTAAATTGAATACATATTCTGGGATTTTTCCACTAAAACTATCCGATAAGTATAATCTGTTATCCATTTATAAAATTAATGAAAAACAAAAATCAATTTTTTAAATATATTCTATCCATTCGTGTATAATGTTATCATCATACCCTCGTTCCCTCAATTCATCCATGACTAGTTGTTTATGTTTTTCTATTGTATAATCATTCTTTAATTCCAATTCATTTTTCATGAGTACGATGATATTACCTATTTGTTGATTATCGCTGATTTTTATTTCGATTAAATCATTGAAACCATTCAATGAATTTAATAATCTTGTTAAACGACCTGTAAAACATTTGCATTCAGCATCTAAAATTTCATTATTTAAAATATTTTTAATTTCATCTTTATTTTTATTTTCTTGAATAAGTTCCCATACATATAATAACAGTTCTTTGAAAGTAATAAACAGGACACTATGATAATCTGAATTATTGGAATATTCGATTAATAGTTCTTTTGTTTTGGATGTTAAAATATCATCTGTAAGTATTTCATTCATAATAAGAGTTTCGTTTGTTTTCAGTGGATTGATCATAATTTTAGAAATACTTGTATTTATAGATTGTTGAATAGAATGATTATGAATATTTTGTCCATCATTATAAACTTGGATCTCGAAGGTATTTGCAAGTCTGTTTAAAAATCTTACAATCTGAGGTGGAACATATTCAATTTCGTTGTTATCATATGTAAATATATGTAAATTATTACAATTAATTATACTAATTGGAATAGATTTAAGTTTATTATTATTTAAAAAGCAATATTCTAAAAGATGCAGATTTCCAATTCCATCTGGTATTTCGCGAATATTGTTATTAGAAAAATAAATGCCCACAATATTCATTAAAGTAAATAATTCATGTGGTATAATTTTAATTTTATTATTTGTTAAATCAATATCTCTTAAATTTTTAAAATATTTAATGTTTAAAGGTATAGTATTAATTGATAAATTTAAATTAGTTAAATTAGTTAAATTAAATATACTACGATAACTAGTTTCGTCATTAATTATATTTTGAGATAAATATAATGTTTTTAAATTTCCCAAATGTTCAATTTCTTCAGGAACTTCTTTTATATTATTGTCTGATAATAATAAGATAGTTAATTCTTGCAAATTTTTAATATCTTTTGAAATATTTGATAATTTATTTTTAGTTATATCTAAACAATTTAATTTAGTTAATTTACAAATTGCTGTTGGGAATTCTTTAATATTATTACAATCCATGACTAATGTTTCCAGATTAATTAATAGACATATATCGTCCGTAATATTTTCAATATTATTAAAAGATAAATATAGGGAATTCAATCTTGTTAATAAACCAATATTTTTTGGTAATTTAATTAAGTTAAAACCATTTAAATGTAAATGTTCTGATGCTAATATTTCACTGTCGGTATTATCTTTTTCCAATCGCATGATTTTATTATAATCGCTGCGACTAAAGCTATCCATAATATTAAAAGCAGTATAAATAAGACAAAAATCATTTTTTATATAAATTCAATCCATTCTTCAATTGTTTTATCATCATATCCACGTTCCCGCAATTCATCCACAACTAGTTGTTTATGTTTTTCTATTGTATAATCATTCTTTAATTCCAATTCATTTTTCACGAGTACGATGATATTACCGATTTGTTGATTATCACTAATTTTTATTTCGATTAAATCATTGAAACCATTCAAGGAATTTAATAATCTTGTTAAGCGACCTGTAAAACATTTGCATTCGGCATCTAAGATTTCATTATTTAAAATCTTTTTAATTTCGTCTCTATTTTTATTTTCTTGAATAAGTTCCCATACATATAATAACAGTTCTTTGAAAGTAATAAACAGGACACTATGATGATCTGGATCATTGGAATATTCGATTAATAGTTCTTTTGTTTTTGATGTTAAAATATCATCTGTAAGTATTTCATTCATAATAAGAGCTTCGTTTGTTTTCAATGGATTGATCATAATTTTAGAAATACTTGTGATAATCGATTGTTGAATAGAATGATTATGAATATTTTGTTTATCATTATAAACTTCAATTTCCAATGTATTCACAAGTCTATTTAGAAATCTTATGATTTGTGGAGCAATATATTCGATTTCATTGTTTTGATATGAAAATATATGCAGATTGAGACAATTAATTATGCTAATAGGAATAGATTTTATATTGTTATTATTTAGAAAACAATATTCTAAAAGACCTAGATTTTTAATTTCATCCGGTATTTTGCGAATTTTATTATTGGAAAAATAAAGACCGACCATATTTGTTAATTGAAATAATTCATCTGGTAATATTTCAATTTTATTATTTGATAAATCTATATCTCTTAAATAAATAAGATATTTGATATTTAAAGGTATTATATCTATGGATAAATATAAATTTGTTAGATTTG